AACCACATTCCCAGTAACATTCCGTCTTCTACCATCTGGTGACTCAGCTCACGCAGGTTCAGAATACGGTAAGATTATTGACCGTGCTTGGACACCAGCATAATAATTAATTTTAATTATTAAATAAGGCCCCCAGAAATGGGGGCTTTTCATTTGTATCCACACCATCCTTATGTTATAATAATTAAGAATCCTAAAGGAGGATAAATTGGCTACTACAGTATACGACGTAGAAGAAATTGAATTACAAAATGGTGCTAAGGTAAAACTAAAGCCATTATCAATCAAGCAGTTACGTAAATTTATGGCTGCCGTACAAAAGACTCAAGAATCAACAGATGAAAATGCAACATTGAGCATTTTAATTGATGCATGTGCAGTTGCGCTAGAAACACAGTTACCAGATTTGGTATCAGATAGAGACGCATTAGAAGAAGCATTGGACGTACCAACAATCAATCGCATCCTTGAAGTATGTGGAGGGATTAAGATGGACGACCCAAACCTAATAGCGGCAGCGGTTCTGGCTGGTCAGAACTAGATCTTGCCGCTTTAGAAGGAGAAGTATTTCTTTTAGGACATTGGAAGAATTACGAAGAGTTAGAAGAAAACCTATCAATGCCAGAGCTCATTCAGACATTGAAATCAATGCATGAAAAAGAGCACAACCAGAGAAAGTTTGCAGCATCTCTAAAGGGAATACCGATGGACGATGAAGCAGAAAAATCAGGTCCTACGTTCGACGATGTCAAGCGGAGAGCACTTGGGATTAACGCATCAGCAGATGATGTAGTTAGTCTGCAAGGATCGTTCGCCTCAGAAGCTGGATTCGGAATCGGAATGGGATTGGGATACTCCAAGGGGTAGCAAATGGCCGATGATCAGATTGTAACTAATATAGTTGCGAAAGCTGATCTTTCAAGCCTTGTCACGGAAGTGCACAGGGCTACTGCCAGCCTACAACAATTACAACAAAACCTTTCATCAGCTGGAAAATCAGTTGCTTCACAAATAAAGGTTATCAATAACTCATTCGGAGAAACGTTACGAAGTACTGGACAGTTTGCGTCTCATTTCGTAACACTACATTCCGATGTAGAAAGATTTGGAAAAGGCTTAGACTCTGGAAGATTAAAATTAAGAGATTATTATAGTGCTTTTAATCAGCATGCAAAACAAAGTGGCGGATTAATTAGAGACCTTGCTAAGCAGCAAGTAATGTTACAAAATGCAGTTATGCAGCCATTGGGTAGAAATGCTCAAGGCTTAATGCAATACAATGTACATATTCCAAGAGGTTTAGATTTAGTAAAAAATAAAGCAAACTTAGCTCGTATGGAATTGCAGATTATGAATCGTGCAATTAATGAAGGAGCCACAGCATTAATTAATTGGGGTAAAAATACTCAGTGGGCTGGTCGTCAGTTAACAGTTGGATTGACTGTCCCTATAGCAGGTTTTGGTGCGGCAGCAGCCAAAGCATTTAGAGAAGCAGACCAAGAGTTAACAAGATTATCTAAGGTGTATGGAGATATAGGCGGCGCAACAGCTGATGAACTTACAAAAGTAAGAAGAGATATTATTGCAACATCTAAAGAATTGTCTGCTGCATTAGGCGTAAATTATAAAGAAACTATTTCATTAGCCGCTGATATTGCCGCAACAGGTAAGCAGGGCAACGAACTGATGGGCTCATTAAGAGAAACAACTCGATTAGCCGTACTTGGAGAAGTAGATAGAGCAGAGGCCATGAAGGCCACTCTGGCAATTCAAACTGCCTTTAAACAAAATACAGATGAACTATCTGAATCAATTAACTTTTTAAACGCAGTTGAAAACCAAACTTCAACAACTCTAAATGATTTAGTAGAAGCAATTCCCAAAGCTGGTCCAGTTATTAAAGGATTAGGTGGAAGCGTTCAAGATTTAGCTCTATACCTTACAGCTATGCGTGAAGGTGGAATATCTGCATCAGAAGGAGCTAACGCATTAAAGTCTGGTCTTGCTTCTTTAATTAACCCAACAGATGTGGCGGTTGCTAAGTTTAGTAATTGGGGAATAGATATTTTAGGAATGGTTCAAAGAAATGCTGGTAATACAACTGGCATGATTTTGGAAATGCAATCTGCATTAGATAAACTTGACCCACTGCAAAAGCAGCAAGCAATTGAACAATTATTTGGTAAATTTCAATTTTCAAGACTTAATGCTTTATTTAACAACTTAGGAAGACAGGGTAGCCAAACGCTCCAGGTAATGGATCTTATGAAGGCCAGTGCTGGGGATCTGGAGGCTGTAGCGGGCCGAGAATTAGCAGCCGTAACTGAATCTGCATCTGGACAATATAAGAGGGCTATAGAGTCTTTAAAGGCCGAATTATCAACATTAGGTGAAGACTTCTTAACAATAGGAACTAAGTTCATTAATATTATAACTAAACTATTAAAGTTTTTAAACAATTTACCAGAACCAGTAAAGAAATTAATAACAGCATTTGGAGGATTAACCGCAATTGCTGGACCAATAATTATGTTAACTGGTGTTCTTGCAAACTTTGCTGGATATCTGTTAAAAGGATCAACTAATTTAAAAGCATTACTTTCTGGCTCAAAGGGATGGAAAATGCTTACTCCAGAAATTGTTGCAGCAAATCATGCTGCTCAATCCCTAGAGGCAACATTTTATAGTGATGCACAGGCGGCAGCTGTATTGGAACAGGCTTTAAGAAACCTTGTAGACGAGTTTAATGTTTTAAATAATGCAGTAAATAGTGGAAACATATCTGTAAAGCCAGCAATTTCTACAATGGGTAATAATTTAATAATGACTGGCGGAACACAAATAGAAGTAGATCCTACTCATAGGCTTACTGGAGAAAGAGATACTAGAGCATTCTCACACATTAATCCAAGAAAGAGCGGTCATGCTGGACAATTATTGGGTGTAGTTCCAGGAGCAATACCAGTAAATAGAAGGCTGGGTGCAACTCCACAAATGTATATGACCGAAAGACTTCCAAATATAGAAGGTCTGACTTCTGTTGGAGGAGTTTCAACTGGAATTGTTGCACAGGAAGCGGCTAAGTTCCATGCATTAATGGCTACGCTTGGAATGCAAACTGAAGCAGAGGTGGCAGAATTAAAGAAGGTAGTCGCTTTAGGCGGAACAATAAGCTCAGATCTTTTAAATACATATGATGACTTGCTTCCAATAACATCAAAGTTTGCTAATAAAGCTGCTTCAGAATCAGCCTTAATTGTTGCAGAATTACGTGCAGCTAAAATTACCGTAGATCAGGCTAGAATTCAAATCATGCAGCTCAATGCACAAATTGAGGCAGAAATGTCTGCTGAAATATCTCAATTAGCAGCAGCTCGTGGAAGAACAATTGATTTTTCAAAAGCTCCATTAATAAATCAAGCTGTAACAGATCCTACTGGAAAATATACTTTAAGAGATATGTTTAAGCGTGAAAGCAGCAAGAATGTTTTGGAGGAGTTCGGCAGACTTCGTGGAATTAAAACATTTGGCGCACCTTACAGCATGGAAGTAAATAGGCCAAAAAGATTTAACTCTGGAGGAGCAGTATACTCTTCTCCAAATATTGTTCCTGGTCCAAATGTAGACTCCGACATTGTTCCAGCAGTTTTAACTCCTGGAGAATTTGTTGTAAATAGAAAAGCTACTCAAAGAAATCTTCCATTACTAATGGCAATTAATAATGGCACATTGGGTGGAGAAGTTTCTAATCAACAGTTCGGCTACGGAGCACAAGCTGCTACATCTCCATTTAGATCCACTTCATCTGATGTTGATATGTTATATAGTTATGTTGATAGTCTTATGGATGACAGCTATGATGCTAGGTTTAAATCAAGCGCTATACTTAATGACGCTATGGGAATTATGCAGGCGAGAATTACAAATGACCCAGACGATGCAATCGCAAGAGCAAGAAAGTATTTTGAGCAGGCCACAAATTTAGCAGAAACCGAAGGAATAACATACAGAGAAGCAAGAGATAGAATTCTTCAACAAAATCCTAAACTTATTTCCTTAAGAAGTGGACGCCAGCCAGTGTTATCAAATGAAGCAAGAAAATTAATTGGTGATACTATGCGTAGATCTGGTTATCCAATTGGAAGAAATGCAGAATTTTTGCAAAGAGGACACATTGATCCAATAGGAACACTTACTACTCACGGAGTAGGATATTTTGGGCAGGCTATCGCTGATCCATATAATCAGTTTACAAGAATGTTAAGTGTAAGGTTGCCAGAAATTGAGGATAGAATACCAGACAATTCTTCTGCTGCAAAAGCTAGAGCAAATGCAATAGTTAAAACATTGGGCTTTGAAGACTATGATGATTTTATTTTAAGAAGAGGAGAAGTTGATAATATAGTTTCAACTGGAAGACCTCTTAGAAGAAGCCCAGTACCTCTTGGCCTATTTAGATTCTTAAACCCAGTAAGAAGAAATATGGGAGGAATGATTCCTGGATACAGTAGGGGAGGAGGAGTCGCTAAGTCTGGAAGACTTTTTTACGGAGACAACAGGCCTTCATATTTAAGTGCTGCAGACATTGCATCCAGAGTTCCTTTACAACAAACTTCAACTGGAATGCGTACTCCAGGATTAATGCAAGCATTTGGTCAAGGGTTTAAAGAAGGAAGACCTTTAATAAGTACTGGCGCAGGACCCGTTGATCCATTTGTAAAAATGAACGCCATATCCATGGGCGGAAGCATGCTAGGAATGGGTGCAATGAGCATGGGCCAATCAGGTCTTGGAATGGGAATAATGGCTGCAGCAAATTTCCTTCCACTACTAACTCCAAAACTAATGGCAATAAAAAATGCTATGTCTGCTGCTGCAGGTGGTGCTGGAGGATTAACAAAAGCATTTAAGCTATTAGGAATGGCAACAAAGTTTGCTTGGCCTATAGCTGCAATAACTGCAGTCGGCTTTGCCCTAAAGAAACTTTATGATAACGTAAAAGAGTATCAAAGAGAACAAACTTTATTAAATGGAATGACAGAAGAAGGTGCTAAGCAGGCTGGAATAAAGTATAATAATTTATCTTCTTCTATTAAAAATGTAACAGAACAAATTAGAGCTCAGAGGGCTATGGGCAAGGCAGCATTTGAAGCTGTTGCTCCAGCTGGACTTCCTGGAATGTCGATAACAATAAAGGAAATGAAAGAAGCCAAAAAATTTGCTCAAGAAAATTTAACAGAGTTTGTTGACACATTTAATTCAGCATCAAGAGATCAGGTTGTACCACTAGCTCAAAACATTAAGGCACAATTTATTGCTGGTGGCATGAGTGCAGAAGAAGCAACAAAGAAGATATATGGAATTGTTGCCGCTTCTGAAAAATCTAAAGAGGCATTAAATGTTTTAGGGTCTTCTGGATTTGCTATCATAAGAGATAAAGCTTCAGCTGCTGATTTTATGGTTAAAAATTTAGTTAAAAACTTAGAAGGAATGACTAGAAGCAAAGATTTAGGAAATGCATTTAGTAATACCCTAAATGTAATTGATGGAATTAGAAAGGGATTAGAAGGAACTAAGGACGCTACTGGTAATGTAATAGATCAGTCAGAGGCCTTAAAACAAACACTAGAGCAAGTTAAAAATATAAATGGCTCAGATAAGCAAATTGGAGAGGCCAAACTAGATCAGTTGGAAAAGTCTCAGCCAGAGTTGGCAGCTATACTTAATTCAGCAGATACCATTGCTAGTGCCTATGCTAAATGGCAAATTGCAATTTCTGGAGCTAGAGTTAATTTGAAAAATATGACTGCCGATCAGGCTCTCATGCTTGCAGAGTTTGACACAGCCATGTCTACTGCTATGACTAATTTATCTAAAGAGGCTGGAGACAACAGTACTTTTGGAAAAGTTGGAAAGCAAATAGCTAGACTAAATAAAATTGCTTTATCTACTTCAGCAGCAGCCCAAAGAAATGCCGAAAAGGCAAGAAAGCAAATTGAAGAAGAGATAAAGTTAATTGATGAAAAGATTAAAAAGATTAATGAAGAGGCTGACGCAAAGATTAAAGCTCTTCAAAGAGTTCAACAAAAAGAAAATTATCAATTAGATTTACAAAGAGCTCAGCTTGATTATCAGGATGCAATTGCTAGAGGAGATATGGCAGCGGCAGCTAGAGCTCAGCTAGCCATAGACCAGCTTGTTAAGGAACGTCAAAATACATTAGCAATAGATGCAATCCAAGATGAAAGAGAAAGAAAGTTAAATAAGGCTAACAAGGAAAAAGAGGCTAAGCAAAAACAACTAGAAGCAAAGGCTGAAGCTTTTCAAAATAGTCAAATGAATGCTCAAGAAGCAGCTTCAGTTCGTGATGAATTATTAAAGCAACAAGCTGAATATCAAAGAATTGTTAAAGAACTCGCATATGCCCAAGCAATGCCAAGCGGCACAGTAAAACAAAATACAGCAAGACAAAAAGCAATAGAATCAGCAACAGGTCAATTGGTTGGCTTCCAGTCAACAGTAAGAGATTTTGCAACAACTGGAACAGCTGCACAAAAGAAAGCTTTCTCTGAAGCTTTTAAGGATATGCTATCTCAACCTGCTGGAGTGTTTCAGAATATGGGTTCTGTTGTTGGCGGTAAGTATGTTCCTGGCGGAAATGTTTCCACAATAGGAAAATCCACACAAGACGATATTGAAAGAGTTCAGAGAGAAGCTTTAGCTATCACTGGAGGCAAAACTTTAGCAGACCTATATAGACTTATAAATAATAAGGGAATAGGCAAGGGCGATGGGGCAACATATGGGAAAGATAATCCGTATGTATTACGTGGAACTTATGAGACGAAGAAGGACGGGTCTCTGACTGATGCTGCACGTGGACAAATTGTAGATAGATTAAAGTTACAAAGAAACGATTTCTTTGAGTATAAGGGTCAGTTATATAGAGTTACTGGATCAAAGACAAACACTCAAAGAGCTTATTTGCAAAAAGCAGCTGGCGGAATGATAACTGGTCCAGGATCTGGAACCTCTGATTCTATACCAGCAATGCTTTCCAATGGTGAGTATGTAATAAATGCTGCTGCTGTAAAGAATATTGGCGTACCTATGTTAGATAGAATTAATGGAATGGCTCAAGGTGGACTAGCCACTAGATTTGATATTCCAAAATATTCAACTGGTGGAAGAATAATGTATGGATCTGGCGGTGGACCAGCAGGAAACTCAAATGCATTATATAATATTAATGTTACACTTAATGGATCAGATATGAATCCTGACGATGTGGCTAAGGCTATCAGCAGAGAAATGAAGCTAAGAGAAGCAGCATCTGGAATAGGTAGGAGGTACTAATGGCATTTGAGAATTTACCTAAAGGTTCTATCCTTTACATAAAGGCAACAGACCCTCTTGCTATAGATCCTGCAAATAATCAATTTACCTATGGTGGATCTACATTTACTGCTCCAGGACAAAAGTATTTATCGGCGGTGGCTACAAGAAACGGACTTGCCGTCGGAAATAAAACTCAAACCAGATTTAGAAGAGTAACAGAGCATAATAGGTCAGAATTTAGTGTAACCCCTATCAGAATAGAAAGGCAAGAAAGAATGGCTAATGGGTCTCTACGTAAATACGTAATAGCAGACAAGAAGTCATTTAGCCTATCTTGGACAATGTTGCCATCATTTAGAAATGAGACGGTAGATGGAGCATGGGGGGCGGAAGACCTAAAAGCCTTCTATGAATCTACACTAGGACAAGGTACATTTGATATTATGATAAATCCTACATCCTTTGATCCAGCAGTCAATTTAGAGAATACAGGCGTATTAGCAGATGATTATACCTATACAGTTACATTTACATCTTGTGACTTTGTAGTAGTTAAAAGAGGCATCCAGGCATATTGGAATGTAAATATGAGCATGGAGCAGGTATGATCCAATTAAATGAAACAGTTAAGAATATATTAAAGACGAGTAGGAGTATCTCTACTTCGGCGGGCGCACTTATTGAGTACAATATGAATAATATGGTGAATCATATTAGCGGAACATCTAATGCTAATTATGGAGACCTTACTAATGCTTATAATAAGTTATTTCCTATAGACACAATATACAAACCATTTAGACCCTTACTCCCAGGAATTAAATATTTAATTTATACAGTAGGGAATACTGACACTCAAGAAAACTCATTTGTTTCCCCCAGAGAATTAAATCCAGAAGGCACAAGACTATACTATCCTGGAGACAGCATGACATACAAGTATTGGCTTGGCCCTAAGGATGAAGATATTAGTATTTCTATCTCATACTTTAAAGATGAAGCTAAAACAATTCCAAAGATAATCGTAGCAAATAAAATTATTGCAAGATTTGAGGTTAGTCATGATGTTCCAACTTCATGGACAATTACCGCAACTAAGCAGGACAACACTACAATCACTGCAACAGGAACCGCACTTGTTAATGGTCAAGCAACGATTTACTATAACGGAACAACTTGGTCTACAAACGAACCATCTACATTTAATGCTTATCAACAATTTAAATCTATATCATTGCAAGCCGTTAACTCAAACAGTGGTAAGCTAATAGGAGTAATAGAGTTTGCCCCTATTTGGGTGGTAGACATTACAAATGATATTCAAAGTTTTAATATTTTAAAAGAAACCAGCGACGACACAGACTCAATTATTCCAGTAGGAAATTTAACAGCAAATACATTGTCGCTATCTTTAAATAAATATACTCAAGGATCTTTAAACTTAAAAGAGTACCTTAGAGATTCTGATATAGACCCTACAATATTATACGCATTTAAAGATGCAGTTATTAAACCTTATATAGCAATTAAAGATGGAGCCACATCTTATAAAATAAATCAAGGATTATTTTATATGCATTCATGGTCTATCGGAGAGTTTGGAAATGGCGATGTAACGGCTTTAGATTCCGCAAAAATACTTCAAGAAATTTTATGTCCTGAAATATTAATACAGGACTATCCAATTACTGCTGTGATAAGAACACTGTTAGACTCTGTAGGATTTTCTAATTATAAGTTTTATGTTAAAGATGAGGACGAATCTATTCCTTCCGTTAAGTACTGGTGGTCGGACAGAAGCAAGACAGTTTGGGAATGCCTACAAGAGCTATGTAGAGACATACAAATGAATGCGTTTGTTGACGAAAATAATATACTTAACTTTTATAGTAGGGAGTATATTTATGACTCAGAAAAAAATCCTGATTGGATTTTAACTAGTGAAAATTATGTAGATGGCAGCACTACAATTATTCCAAACATAGTAGACTTTTCTTCTTCAGAGATAGCATCTGCAAATGCTGTAAAGGTAATATGGTCAGCAGCTTCTACATCAGAATATGACGGATCATCTTCGCCACTATGGAAATCAGAAGAGACATACTTAGGCGCAGGAACATTAGCTGATCCATTGACGAGCACAGACGAATATTTTTCTTTAAACAATAGCACAATATCTCAAGACAATAACTTGCAAGCATTATTTAGCTTTAATGGATACGTTTTGATTAATGATGAGATTATTGAATATGATGGCATTGAATACCAGTATGTTCCAAAAGATGGGCCTTCTGATCCTCAAGAAGTATTAATTAAGTCTGAGTCTGATATTTACAAATATAGGTACCTGTCTAAACCAGGGTATGAAGATATTAACAATATTAATAGTGCATACTTTAAGCCAACAGGAAGGTACAAGATTAAATCAAGAGCTTTGTGGAATACAAAAACACCTCCTACTCATGAAAAATCTCCAAACTCATACATCAATGTGGCTGGAGAAAATGATCCTAAAAAGTTTAATAGATATTCAGTTAAACTGCTATCTGCCACAGCATCTACCAAAAAAGAAGACGATCCAGGATTATTTAAGTCTGACGCAAATTCTCAACAGAATACTATCAGTAAATCATTTTTAGCTTTAAGTAATTTGGACAAGGATAAAACTACATACGATATAGCAGTCAGATCCTTTGACTCAATAGATACTTCAAAAAATTACTTTGCATTTGGCACCAGAATGTATTTTGATACACAGTTTGAAAGCCCTGCACAAATAGGAGGCTTAGCCCTTTTTACATCTAATGATGGCAAGAATGGCTACTATATAACTATTCATACAACTGCATCTTCCAAAACAAAAAAAGAAATTAGAATTATGAAATTTAGTAATAATGGCAAAGTGTTGTTGTTAAAAGATAGTCAATCAAAAAGTATAAATAGGTTGGCTGGCATATATGCTGGCCAAGCATACAATATAGATGTTAGGCTAAAAGTTGGAGTAGAACAAAACGAAATAGTTGTGTTTATTAACGGATTTAAAATAAAGGCTGTTGATAACAATACAGATACATCTCCAAAATTATCAAAAGGGAAAAACATAGGATTACTCTGCGGACAAGGGGTTGTATATTATGAATATGCGTATGCAAAGTCTATAGAAGACACAGAGTATGAAAATTCAACTGCAAAGAGTAGTTTCTTTTTTGACGGAGTTTTTTCTGACGATACGATTTCATTACTACATGGAAATATCGTTTATTCACAAGGAGAGAATGAAAATAAAAGAGATGAGGCGTTCCTGGAGTTTGGCACTACTGCCAGAGAAATAAGAAAGTCTAAGGTTAAATATAATGGAGGGCCTTCAATTCCGTTAAAGTTTTCTACGGCTGCAAATAAGTATGCAACCGTTCTTGACACTAAACTTCAGCCGTTTGAAGCCGAAGCTTATGTTTTAAACAACACATCAACTTTTATTCCATTGGATGATGGAAACTATAGCAGTTTTTATGTATTAGGAAATACAGTAAATAAATCTAGCCCATTAGAATATAGTACACACGATGCTTCTGAGCTTGCAACAAAAGAGCCAGTCATATTTGAATCAAATTGGATACAAACTGAACCAGCAGCTAAGGCCTTGGCGGATTGGGTATCTAGTACTGTTTTAAATAAAGGAAGATATGTAGAAATGAATATCTTTGGAAACCCAGCCTTATCAGCTGGAGACATAGTATCAATAAATTATCCATTGCAACAGCTAGATGCAAACAACAAGTATATTGTTACACGGGTAGAAACGCAATATTCTGAGGGGGTATCCACTAGACTAACCTGCAGAGCTATTGGATAGTCAAATGGTATAATAAATAAATGGGTAAAGAGACCGATAAAAAATTAAGCTCTTTAGATATATCTGAAGTAGCGCCAATTGTTGTAGATAAATTTTCTACCGATGATTATTTTTTAGCTAACAAATGGCGTGGTGGCAAACCATTAACTGGCATAATTACAAATGCAAAGTTTCCATTTAGCATAACCGAAGGCGGAAGCGGAGGAGATGGTGATGGAGACGGTGACGGAGATGGGGAAGATCGTCCAGGAGTAGGAGATATATCAATAGTAAGCCAAGAGGTTTATTATGACAATGCTGGAATGGCAAGAGTAAAAGTAACATTTAAGGTTTATAATTCAAGCGAGGAGCCTATAGACAAGTTTGCATTTGTCATAGCGCCTAAGGTATAGGAGAGAAATGATAACTCAATTTGGAAAACGTTTTTTGACAAACTTTATAGCTGGCAATGCCTCATTTGCGACTAAAGATTTAGCAGTTGGTATTGCAAATAATTCTGAGTATTCATTATCTAACACAAACTCAAGACTAGGGTTTGAATTCTATAGAATGCCAGTAGAGTTTGGAGGAATAAATATAGACACTTCTGTATCTCCAAATACTTATACTGTTATATATTCAGCAACACTACCCTCAGACCTTGCTGGTAAAATAAACGAAATTGGAATATTTCCAGGAACCAGATCTTCAATAAATAATTACGATAGCAAATTTATTACAGACTTCGAGCTGCCTTTTGACTGGAGCCCAACTCCAGACATAGATCAATCTAATTATAGAGTTGGTAATAGTTCACTTGTATTTGAATCAAACGGGGCGGCAGATCAAGAATATGTTTCTACTATAGAAACTTTAGATATTAGCGGATACAGTAATTTTGACACAATATCTTTTTCATTCAAAGCACTAGATTCTAATTTATCTGAAATTAAATTAAGATTATATAGCTCAGCATCTAATTATGTAGAAATGATATTTGATTCTTATTCTGCAGGAAACAATATTGTAGAAAAAACTTTATCGGAGTTTGTAACGGTTGGGTCTCCAGATAAAGCAAATATAACACAAATAGGAATTGTTATATCCCCAACCTCTTCAGCAACATCAGTCGTTGTTGACGGGTTAAGAATAAATGACGAAGACACTTTTGATCCAGCATATGGACTTATTTCTAGAAAGGTTTTGCCTTCTGAGGTTGAAAAAGTTTCAGGTAAAGAATTAATTATAGAATACAAGATGGACCTTTCTTTCGGAGGATAAATTGGCTCAATATCAAGATCTAAATAGCCAGACTAGGGATGGTGATTACTTTAAAGTAGTAATTGCAGATTTAGACCCTAGTACTGATTACCTATTAAGATTCGGTTGGGTATTTTCTGATAAGGAAAAGGGAGAAAGCCCACTCTCTAATGTATTTGAATTTAGAACAATAGATGCAGTTAAGCAGGAAGTAGCAAATGTAGTTGCTACCTGGGAGGGAACTACTCTCAAGGTGACATGGGACAAGACATCAACCCTAGCCAAGGGATATCAAATATATTTAACTAATTCATCAACTACAAGAAGTTGGACACAATCAATAGACGCCTCACAAACTCAGCAGGTTTGGACACTATCTAAAGAATCTAATAAAGCAAATTTTGGTAACACATTTAGAACTTCTTTTACAGGATTTTTAAAAACTACATATTTAGATGGCACAACATCAGGAGTTGCATTTACGGTACCAGAATACGCAGATGCAATATGCTCGCTTTCTATAGGTGTTGATGATTGGTCGGTCACCTCAATAGACAACGGATTTACAGCTTCATGGAAAATAAATTCCGTAGATTACCCAACTTATAAGTACACAGAAGTTTGGGTTGAAGATCCAGACACATTAGTTTATGATAAGGTTTATTCTGGAACTGGTCCAGCAACCGAAAAACTTTATTCGCTAGCTTTACATAATGTAAAGATAAAACACTTTTCTGAAAGTGGTTGTAGCACTGGGTTTTCTGATATCAAGCAGGCTAAGGCTTTTGACACTATAGAGTTTGATAATACTCCACCAGACCCAGTAGTAAATCCAACAGCAGCTTGGAGCGGTACAGACTTAGTTGTTTCCTTTACTATGCCAGCTCAAAACATACCAACATATGTAAAGGTTCACCTTACTTACTCTGGACAAACAGAGTACTTTGAAAAAACAGTTTCTGGAATTGCAGCTTCTGCGAACACGTCAGTAAAAATTAGTAGAACAGAATTAATTGACGGATTTGGAGCCAGCCCATCTTCATTTACAGCTGGATACGTAACAGACTTAGACATATATAGGAATGAGAATACAACTCAAGTTCTTATATCAAATATATCTTCTATATCTAAACCAAATCCATTAGCTGGAAAGACTACAACCATTTCTGTAGCAGGAGCCGCTAATGCCTATGTAGTTTCTTCAAATTTTGACTCAAAGGCAACTGGAATAAAAGTTTATCAAAGCTCCACAGAGAATGGAACTTATACATTAGTAGCCTCATCTAATTCTAGTCCAGTTATTGTCTATGATGAAACTAATGCTGGCAACACCGTTTGGGTAAAAGCAGAATGGACTTCTGAAGATGGAAACGCTTCAATATCTATAGCACATTCAGTAGAAATTCTTGATGTAGGTGCTTTGTCTATTATTGAAAATCCAATTAAGATAAAAACCAATGGATCTATATTTGCTGGAACTCTTGATATAAATGATGAGCCAGTTTTAACTGGAGCTAGAGCAGTATTTAATAAGCGTGGTTTTTTCTTATATGACGATAATGATGAGAATGGGCTGAATCCTACTACACAAATTATTGGTGAAGATAATGGAGTTACTGCTACCTTTATAACTAAAAAAGCAAAAATTGCTAACTGGGTTATATCTGATACAAAAATAGAAAACACTTTAAATGCTGCGGCAGGTTCATACACTGGATTATCTCCTAGCGGCACCTATGCCTTTTGGGCAGGAGGAGGCGTAGCTGGAGGATATTCAGTTAATGCTAATGAAGATGCAAAGTTTTCTGTAACTAAAGAAGGCTCTGTAATTGCAAGAAATATAAAAGTTTTAGGCGGAGAAATACAAGTAGGGTCTAAATTTAAAGTAAACACTCAAGGAGATCTTGAAGCTACAAACGTTAAATTATCTGGAGAGATTAAAGCGGCTTCTGGAATATTAGGAACTGTTGAGATAGGCGGAACAATAGGCGGAGTCACATATGCTGGACAATTATTAATTGATGCATCCAATGGATCAAAAGTAGAAATTGGAAAATATACTAGTGGCGACATAAAGAATCCTGTAAATGGATTTTCTGGAATTCAAGTAACTGGGTCTACTGGAAAGTATGTGCAACTTGATCCATTAAATGGAATTATAGCAGTTAAGGGAGATATAGGTGGCTGGGAGATAAAGGCTACTGAGATATCTAAAAATCAAACAAAATTAGGATCTGATGGATCTATTCAGGCTGGTGCAGACGGAGTATTTAAGGTTACAACTGCAGGAGCATTAACTGCTACTGACGCAACTATAATGGGAACTGTCAGGGCAAACGAAGGCGGATTTGGAACATTTAAGTCTGACATGACAGATATTGATAAGGGCTGGAAGATAGATGCAGCTAAATTAGTTTCAACTGGCTATTCTACTGGAATCACTAAAGTAGAACTTGATGGAGAAACTGGTTCTATAAAAGGCGCAAACATTTTTGGCTCAGTATTATATTTAAATAATACTGGAGCTACTACTGGCACAGATTATATTTCTTCTGGAGGTAGTTTTAGGTTAGGTCAGGGCAGAGTAAATTATAATTATTCTACAAATACCTTGGCGGTTCAAGGAGACATTCATGGTTCCGATGTATATATAGGAACATATGATGATGATAATTATACTGATGCTCCAGATTACATTAAAGGCAATGGACAAATAAGGTTAGGAAATGGTAGAATAGTTTATGATCCTGGATCTAGTGAATTAAGTATTACTAATACAAAACTTTATTTAAATATTGTAAGTAATGAAGACGGAACATTTGGAGATTCAACAATCGTTCAAGATAAAAATGGGTTATTGACTACTGGAAGAGCTTTTTATTATGGTGGAAATAATTATCCAAATGGTGCTACGTCAAGAAGTACGGCACAAGGTGGAAGAGATTTTGTTGTTGGTGATGTATGGTTAAGCAGAAAGGCATAAATGAGCTGGTGGCGAAAAAACGGACCTGGTGAAGATAGTGTCTCTGAAAACGGCTGGATCCAAATTAAAAGTATTTGGAGAAAAGCCTCACCTCAAGATGAAGCAAACTCTAATGAAAGTCAAAATCCGTGGGTAATTGATGGATGGCTAAAAATAAAAAGTGCTTGGCGACTAGATTCAATAGTAAATGGTGTTAGAAATTGGGTAAGAATATTTTCTGGCACTAATCTTCCAACTCCTAAAATTCCATACACAGAGCTATACTATATTTGGCCAGATGGTTTTGAAACAATTGATAGTCCAATCAATGGGTCAAGCATGTATGTTACAAGAGGATCTTGGACAGAAGAGCCAGAAGAATTTAGATTAAGAATTCAAGAGCTTGCACCAGGAGGAACATGGTCTGCATTATATGATTTTACTAAAATTTATGAAGAATATTTAGAGTCTCAGTCAACAAACAAATTCCCATCAGATGCAAATGCGGCATCTAGACCAGTTATATCTAAAACTAAAACTAGGCAAGGTTATAAGTTTAGAGGAAGGGTTGATGCAAAGACTCCAGGAGGTTTAGAAAACTTTTATATAACTCCAGAATCAATGCCTAGAATTGATTTCTACATAGCAGACTTTATTGTGTATGACGAAGAAGCTGACGGAGCTACATTTAGCTGGTCTTACGCAGCACTTGCCACAGGTAATACCGTAGATGATAATTTAGATATATTTTCTCAAAAACTTAATGTTTATGACGAATTAGGTGAGTTATTGATGTCAATTCCAGTAACCACCCCAACAACTACATACATATTAACTAGCCCACTTCTTGAGCCAAATAAGATTTACAGTGTTGAGTTAGAGGTTGTTGGAACAGATGGTTATACTGAGACAGATGATAAAACTATAGATTATGCTTATGTGGACTTAGAGACTATTATAGACGAACCAGTAAATGTTACACCACCAACTCTTACCCTTCAATCTGGAACAGCAAACAAAACAGGTTCAACTTATAGGCTTTCTTCTGGAGAGTGGACAAACGAACCAACAGAATTTAGATATCAGCTAGAGTTAAATAATGAAGCTGGAACAGTGCTAGCTTATTACCCATCTTCTACTGGTTACACTTCAGAAACTTATTTCGATTATCAATTTACTAGCCCAACCACAAGTACAGTTTCTGGATCTGTAATAGCAAGTAATGGGGCTGACAGCCTCCCAGCATATTCAAACTCTATAGGGCCAATTACTCAACTTCAGTATACTATAACTTATGAGGAGCTTGGGGGTACAGTAGTATCAGATGATATTGTAAATGCAGGAAGCAGTGTATTTTTGCCAACTACCTCTAGGCAAGGTTACATTTTTAATGGATGGTACACAGAGCCACTAGGTGGTGGCACTTATGTTGGTGGAGGAGGCCCAACTCCTACATCATACACTCCAACTGAAAGTATAACTCTTTATGCTAGCTGGACAGGAATAGAGTATACAGTAACGTGGAATAAAAATGATGGAACTTCAGACTTTACTTCTGATACTGTTATTTCTGGAACCACAATATATGCACCAACACCCTCTTCTAGAGAACATTATAATTTCACTAGATGGAGAAATCCACAGTCTGGTGGAGACCCAATATTTCTTAATGCTGGTGATGCGTGGATAGTAACATACTCATTTCAATTTTATGCACAATGGGTTGCAAAAACTTATACTGTTACATTTAATTATGGCTCAGGAACTGGAACTCCAGCGACAAGATCAGTTCAATATCCAGGAACAGTAACTTTACCTACTCCAGATTCAAACGCAGACTATATTTTCAATGGATGGTACACTGGTCCAAACGCAACGGGAACTTTTGTCGGAGGAAGCGGGCCAACACCAACACAGTATCAGCCAACAAGCAATATAACGCTGTATGCAGACTATACAATTGCTCAGCGTACAATAACATGGAATGCCAACGGAGGAACTGGCGGAGGAACTACTGGACCGTTCAATGCAGGTACAGCTCATACTGCGCCTTCACCAGGTACAAGAGCAAACTATGCATTCTTGTACTGGAGAGATTCTATTTCTGGTGACTATGCATTCCAGGTTGCTGACGGTGGCACATTTATTCCTCCATACTCTGGAATGACTTTTTATGCTAGATGGTCTTTAAATCAATATACAGTTTCATATAACGGAAACGGTGGAACACCAACTAGAACTTCAGATATTGTGAATGCAGGATCATCAATCACATTGCCTTCAGCTTCAAGAGATGGCTACGTTTTGGATGGCTGGTACACTGCTGCTACTGGAGGAACATTTTTAGGAAATCCAGGGTCATCATATACCCCGTCTGCTTCAGTTACTATATATGCTAGATGGTCTGTTATCACATACACAGTAACGTGGAACGCAAATGGTGGCACCGTTAACCCAACATCAAGCTCAGGAGTTTTGGGTCAAGTTGTGACTGCACCTACTCCCACCAGAGACGGATATACTTTTGTTTATTGGAGAAATCCATCCTCTGGAGATATGCTTTACAATATATCAGCAGGAGCTAACTGGTCTATAAATGGCAGCATAACTTTTACTGCAGTTTGGTCAATAGCCCAGTACACAGTATCTTTTAGTGCAAATGGTGGAACTGTTAGCCCATCTTCTAGCACCGTGAATGCTGGATCTTCAGTCACCTTGCCAACACCAAGCAGAGACGGATATAGTCTTAATGGATGGTACACACAGTCTTCTGGTGGCACCTTTCTTGGTCAACCTGGTACAAGTTATACTCCAACTTCCTCAATTACTATTTACGCACAATGGGCAATAACACAATATACAATAAACTGGAATGCCAACGGAGGAACGGGAGGAGGAACTACTGGACCGTTCAATGCAGGAACCTCACATACCGCACCATCTCCAGGAACAAGAAGTGGCTATGCATTCCTTTATTGGAGAGATTCAATTTCAGGAGATTTTATTAATCAAGTTTCTGATGGAGGAAGTTTTGTACCTTCTGGAAATACAACTTTTTATGCTAGATGGTCTCAAAATACATTCACATACTATGTTGGAACTTCAACATGTAATGTTTTGTCGGGATGTTATTCATCATTACCTTCAGCAAGCGGACCATTTAATGGAGTTGGATCTATGCCGACTGATATTACAGAGGGCCCATCTAACGCTAGAGTAAAAACTGTTTATAGATCTACTTATGCTGATGCACTTGCTGCGGCTGCCAATGCATCTTGTGTTAATTGCACACCAGCACCGTTCTTCCCGCCCTTCTTCCCACCATTCTTCCCACCGTTCTTCCCTCCATTTTTCCCTCCGTTCTTCCCACCATTCTTCCCAGCACCAAGTGTTTACTATATAGGAACTTCTACATGCAACGTATCATCTGGTTGCTACTCTAGCCTTCCATCTGTTAGTGGGCCATTTAACGGAACTATGCCATCAGATACCACAACTGGAGGAACAACTGCCAGAGTTAAAACTGTATATAGATCTACACAGGCAGAAGCGTTATCAGCAGCAGCAAACGCATCCTGCATTAGCTGCGCCCCAGCACCGTTCTTCCCTCCGTTCTTCCCACCGTTCTTCCCGCCAACATTTGGTCCGTTCTTCCCACCGTTCTTCCCACCGTTCTTCAAAGCACCAGCACCGTTCTTCCCTCCATTCTTTGGTCCGTTCTTCCCACCATTCTTCCCACCAACATTCGGACCATTCTTCCCACCAACATTTACAACCCCATTCTTCCCAGGATTTGGATACTAAACTATAGACGATGTTCATCTTATATGATAAGATTATATAAAGGAGAAAGTTTATATGTCAGTTAAATGGGAAAAAATTAAAAGCTTTATTGATTCGGATGAGGTTAAACCATGGGATTTTTTGAATAGGTCAACACCCTATGCTTCTGACGAGGAGGCTGGGGAAAGATATTCTATATGCCTAGAATGTCCCGAACTTAGTAAATTGACTAAGAGGTGTAATGAGTGTGGGTGTTTTATGGCGGCAAAAACTAAACTGAAGCTAGCCAAATGTCCATTAAATAAATGGTAATTATAGGGTATAATTTATCTTATGCTAAAATAGAGATTAATGCACGTTAGCATTAAAAAGGAGTAATTATGACAACTTTATCAAATAGCGATAAGATAGTTATTATTGATCAAAAAATCAAAAATCTAGATTATCAAAGATATAGTGTGAATTTAGATATTCAGCTTGAAGGATCTGTATCTACACCAGATCAAGACAATTTAGATTCTTTAAATGTTAAGCTTTCAGATATTGTAACAAAGCTTGATATTTTAAACACCGAGAAAACTTCATTAATAGAGTAGGAAACATGACAACAAAAATAGAACTAGTTGTAACTGCACTTCAACAAAGAATTGGTGAGCTAGTTGCTAATTACGAAACTCAGATAGCCGTACTTAGAGCTGAGTTGACAGAACTATCTATGGAGAATGAAGCAAAAAAGTATTCTGACTCTTTAGAAGAAAAAATGGAACAGGTAAATAATGGCTGAAGTTTTTAGAGATGGCGAGCCAGTAGATCCACAAAAGCTTAGAAGCTTACAGCAACAGATTACTGAATTAACCGCAACCGCCAACAACGCCTTTGACCTAGCCAATAGAACATCTGACGGCACAACAGAAACATTTCAATATATAACCCGTGCAGATTCTATTGAATTTACAAATTTAAAAAATGGTACAAAATACGATCAAGGAATAGATGTAGGATTTATTGATGGTGATATAGTTTATACCACTGCTACACCAAGATACTCGAAGCCTGAATATTATAATGTTAATGTTTCCATAAGTGGGTCAAGACTATCTCCGACAATTAATGTTAGTCAAACTAATTCGGGAAAAAAGACCATGGAAAAGCTTTCTGTAGATTATATTTCTGTGGCAAAAAGAAAAGTAGAGTCTGCATAACTACTTGACAGCCTGACTGTTAATGCTATAATTCAGTAAGCTTGAATATCCTTCTGGCTAAAATTAGTAAGGAAAAAATGACAAACGACTTAAAATGGATGCTGTCATCAGATCAGCAGTTCCCATATCAAGATGATAAAGCAATCGCACTATGGTTTAAGGTAATGAAATGGTTTAAGCCAGATGTTGTAGACTATCTTGGAGACACAGACGATCAGGCTTGTTACAGCAAGTATACAGAAGGAAAATCGGCAGAGTTTCTTAATCTGCATAAAACCGATAGCAGAGATTTAATTGTTCCAATGATGAGGCATGAGGCAAAAGGTGCTCGTGATTTCTACACTAAAACAAGAGAGATGCTTCCAGACGCACAATTATTTTCAGCATTAGGAAATCATGATGTTCGTATATTTAATTATATGGATGCTAAGCTCCCAGACTATCTAAATGATGTTACTCCAGAAACACTATGGAACTTAGATTCATTGGGATATGAATATATTTATTATAATGAATTGCCCAAGCGCCGTTTTGGCGACATCCATGTTCATCATGGATTATCAATTGCTGATACTGGTGCCGTAAGAAAAGATATGAACGATTTACAAATATCATTAATTCGTGGACATTCTCATAGAATTGCTTCACATCTTCAAACCTATGAATTGAGAAATAATGGAGTTGGAGAAACAATTCGTGGCTATGAGATTGGGCACATGTGCGATGAAAAGGGGCCAGGGATGAAATACATGCAACACCATGATTGGCAAAAGGGGTTTGCAATTGCACACATTGTTAATGACTATCCACATATTCAAATGATCCATATTGCACCAGACTATTCATGCGTTGTTGACGGCAAGGTGTTTACATTATGATGAAATGCAGTAAGTGTAGAGGTAGAGTTTTTGTGGACAGAGTGTTTTCTCAAAAACTCCATGTAGAATTGTTTTGCATAATGTGTGGAAAACGATGGATGATAAACAAGGATACGAGTTCTTTAGGGCGATGGCTGGAACAGGCAGAAAAAAACAAGCTAAAAGATTTAGCTATTTCTTCTTAAATAACAAAATACATAAAGTATTAAGTTCTTCAAGAGCAAAGGATGAACTCGTAGCATGGTGCTATCCAGATAAAAAGCGTGTGCTGTATTCATATTCTCAAGTTATAAAAAATATGGAAAATGCGTATTCAACAAAACAGGTAGCACAAATACTAAATAAACATAAGATTACAATTGAAGATTATATTTTAGAGGGAAAGATACGGTATCCTCAAAAGGTATATCCTATTGGTAATCCAGAGAGTGATTGGTATAAGTTTATGTATAGCGAATCAGACATAATGGACATACATGAATTTATTTTAGAATCTGGTTACTCTAAGAACATGCCGTCAAAAAATGAGTTGAGGGCACTTCTCAAAAACAACATTATATTGTATACTAAGACTGATTCTGGATTTGTACCAGTATGGAAGGCGGAGTAGTGTCTGGACGGCTTGTTGTCTGTGATACATGTGGTAAAGAGATAGAATTGCGTTGGGGCATATTTGGCCACGACACATTAAATAGGCATAGAAAGGCGGAACATTAATGTCAGATAGAACTCAAGTTCGTGTAGATCTTTCATTTACTAGAAACTTAGGAAACTTTGAAAGTATAAAAATTGGAATTGGCGTTGATGATTTTGTCAGAGACAATGAAACAGTTGATGCTGCCACAGAAAGAGTTTATAAGTTCGTAGAAAGCAAACTAATTGCAAAAACTCAAGAAGTTGAAGAAGAGCTAAATGGCAACAAGTAAAGAACCATACATACTGCTTACTATCTACTCTGCACTTTATGAGCAAAAGTATGGCAAGAAACCTAGACTAAATAAATATAAAGAAAAGTGGGCTATGCAAGATGTACTAGACAGCATAGGTTTTGATCAGGCAAAAGACGTACTTAATTATTATTTTCGTACAGGCAAGCCTGGACACCCATTAAACTTTTTTTATAATAATTTTGATAGGCTAGAAGACATGATGATTCAGATAAATAAAGATGTGGCCAATCGGGCTCGTTTATTAGAACAGACTAGAAAGCTGGTTGAAGAAGAGTGAACACAGAAGCTGAATTAATTTCTGCGGTATGTAAGAATAAAGATATAAGCACCCTTCTTGCCGACAATGCTGATGACTTATTTACCTCACATAAAGATATTTGGGAGGGCTTAAAATCATATTATTATAAGTTTAGAGCAGTTCCAGAGGTTGGGATCCTGCAGGATAAATTTAAGGATTTTGAACCAGTTCAAACTAAAGCAGAAACTGGATACTACCTAGACAAGCTAAAAAACGAATTTGTTTCTGCTAGGCTAAAAACAATCATGCTTCAGGCTGGCTCATCATTAAAAGAAGATGCAGCATCAAGAGTGCTTGGTGTCATGCAGGGCCAGCTAGCAACGCTTAGTAGATATACAAATAATGTTAGAGATGTTGATATTACAGATATTGAGTCTGCTGAAAGACACTATCAGTCAGTTAAAGACAGATCTACTGCAATGGGTGGAAGCCCAGGAATACTTACTGGCTTCGATGCAATAGACAAGGCCTATCCCACAGGAATGGCTCCAGGACACCTTATAGTAGCCATAGGATGGCCAGGAAGAGGAAAGACATGGTTTACCTCCTATTTGGCATGCAAGGCCTGGGAGCAGGGCTTTAAACCAATGATTGTTTCCTTGGAGATGGCTCCAGAGAATATGCGTGACCGTATTTACACAATGCTTGGTTCGGGATTATTCCGTGCCAGTGATTTATCAAAAGGAGATATTAACTTAGATGATTTCAGATCATGGGGGCAAAAAAAGACGGAGGGAAAGAACAGCTTTATTCTTGTTTCTAATGAGGGCACAGCAGAAGTCACACCTTCAACAATTCAAGGAAAGATTGATCAGCACAAACCAGATTTAGTTATTTTGGATTACCATCAATTATTTAATGATAACAAGAGAAGTAATTCTGAAGTTGAAAGAAATCGAAATATTTCTAGAGATTTTAAACTTCTTGCAGTAACAAATAATATTCCCATTATAGATATTACTGCTGCAACTGCTGATGATATATCAGATCAGGATGAGCCACCTATGATGAGCCAAGTCGCTTGGTCCAAGGCTATTGAATACGATGCTGATATGGCTATAGCTATTCATAAGCATGCAAATACCGACATGATTGAGGTTGTATCTAGAAAGAATAGACATGGTCAAGACTTTAGGTTCTTTTTAGACTGGGATATTAATCGTGGTGTTATTACTCCTATTTATGAAAATTTACCAGAATTAAACAATGACTCACAAGAAAATAAAAAGATTTCAAATTAGTGTAGAGTTTTTAGATGACTCCGACATTATTAGGATTAAAAATCAATATGAAAATTTATTGACTGGGCAGATGCGTGACTCTGGGTACATTAGAATGCTTGACATAGACCCAGCCTTTTCGGTAGAATTCACGGGTGAAACATGGAAGTTTTTAATGACTATCCATGGAGTTTATGTGGGAAAGAGGAAGGCATGGCAATTAGAGGGTATAACTCAAAACAAGTTAGTCAAACGGAATACACGCCAGCCCATATAAAGTCAGTAATTAAAAGCTTAGGCGTAGAGATTGTCGGAGAGACTGGAAATGACTTTCTGGCATATTGTCCATTTCATTCTAATAGACATACACCAAGCTTTAGTGTAAGCAGAACAAAAGGCGCCTATATTTGTTTCAACCCATCCTGCGGAGAATCTGGAACAATAACAGACTTGGTTAAAAAATATTTAGATAAAAATGATTACGAGTCGCTTAGATATATTGAATCTAAACAGATTGAGTCTGTAGAAAATTTTGATGATGAACTAAAATCAATGTTTGAAGACAAGCCAGACTTTGTTGAGTTTTCACAGCAAACATTAGATGAGTTATATGAAAACCTTGGAAAGAATAAACATGCACAAGAGTATCTTGAGCATAGAGGTATTATGGTGGATTCGATGCATTATTTTAAACTAGGCTATTCTTCTAATTTGGGAATGGTTACTGTCCCAGTTCATAGTCCAGACGGTATTCCAGTTGGCTTAGTTGGTAGATCAATATCAGAAAAAAGATTTAAGAATAGTAATAATTTGCCAAGAAGCAAGACTATGTTTAATATTCATAGAGCAAAGCGTGTAGGAGAAAAAGTAATTATTGTCGAATCTACATTTGACGCAATTAAAATACATCAGGCGGGATTTCCAAATGTTGTAGCCACACTTGGAGGACACATATCTCATGATAATATTAAATTACTTAATAGATACTTTAATACAATTATATTAATGACAGATGCAGATATAGCTGGAAGAGAATTAGGTATGTCAATTGCCTCTAAATTAAAAAACAAAAACATCTTGTGGGGATCTTATTCATATGGTAAGATATATCCTGATGGTGCAAAGGATGCAGGTGATATGTCTGATAAAGACATAAAGGCATGTATAGATAACGCAGTTTCCGATTTCGAATATCGATCTTGGAACCCATGATATAATGGAAATACAGACGGATATATACCGTCAAATATATTAAGGAGATATAAAATGGGTATAGTAAAAGGTCTAAAAGACTTAAACAAAGCATTAGATAAACCTCAGTCAGTAAGTGGCGAAGGAAGCAAAGCACGGTGGGTAAAACTTGAAGACGGAGAAAGCATTAAGATTAGATTTCTTCAAGAGTTAGATCCAGATTCACCAACATATAACGATAAGTGTGGATTAGGTTTTATAGCAGTAGAGCACACAAATCCAAAAGATTACAGAAGAAAGCTTTTGTGTACAATGGAAGATCAAGGAAAGTGCTGGGGCTGCGAACAACATAGAAAAGATTATAAGGCAGGCTGGAAGGGTCGCTCACGACTATATATTAATGTATTGGTTGATGATGGAAAGAATGACCCTTACGTAGCAATATTGTCTCAAGGTTCCAGTGGAAAAACAGTCACTCCGACATTAATAGAGTATGCTGGAGAAATGGGATCTATAACAAACCTAATGTGGAGAATTAAAAGAACTGGTACAAAAACAGATACAAGTTATACAATTATTCCACTAGCAAAAGACGAAGAGCAGTTTGACAGTTCTTCTCTAGAACTGTACAAGTTAGAAGAAACTGCAGTTCGTGATATGAAGTATGCAGATCAAGAATCCTTCTTTAATGGAGAAGGCGGTTCCGAGGAGCCAGAGTCTACATCAACAGATGTAACTTGGTAATTTAGAAAGGCGGAGAGTTAATGTCATTTGTACATCTACATGTACATTCCTATTATTCATTAATGGATGGCCTTAACTCTCCTGCCGATCTTGTTAA